TAAGTTTACATAATATTTATAGTAGGAATTGTGATACAATTTGTTTCTAAATTTTTTGTATATGACGTTTTATGCTAATTTTTTTAGGTAATAAAGATACGTGGTGTATCAAAAAAGGAGGAAGAATAATGAAATGCTTGGTTCTTGGCTTGAAAAGCTATAGGTTTCCGCAAAAGGAAACGGGAGAAATAATCCAGGGTGCTTATGTTTATTACGTGACGCAAAAATTAGAGGATAACGGTTCTAGTGGCTATCTACCTATAAAGATGCCCATAAAATATGACCAGAAGGAAATGTTTAAAGAAGTACCTGGCGTATACGAAATTGATTTTGCATTAAATCCGGATTCCCAGGGTAAGGCAATGTTACGGTTCAAGGGTGCGTTTTATGTGGGAGATATTGATTTTGATATTGAAAGTTGGTTGCAAAATTAGAATGTCCAGGACGGAAGATGTTTGTTCAAATTGTAATGAATTTATTGCATATAAAAGCACGTGTAGAAAATTTAAGAAAAGGGTTATGTCAATAATGTACGGTTGTAGTTGTTGGAAAAAGAGAAGGAGAAAAACGGATGTTCCGAGAGATTGGAAAAAAACTGGCAAAAGAAAAAAGTGCTTTTGATCCCTTGCGGCCGTAGGCCGCCCTTTAACTTGATACATAGGGGTATAAAGGTCGGATTTTGAGTAATCAAAAGAAGGAGGGAGGTAAGTAAATGTTTTGTCTAGTACATGGCTGAAATTTAAGAAATTCAGGGAACAGAATTTGCGATTATCCAGGAGATTTAAAGCGCAGGGTTATGAGCATGATTCGGAGAGATTGAAAAAATGTGGAAGCAGCGTAACGGTAAAAAAGTGTGGTGGGTGTGGACAAGACTATTTTGCTACATATGTTGATTCTTGCGAAAATAATTTTTGCTATATTTGCAGCTATAAAAAAATGCTTGTTTGGTTAAAAGTTTCAGTGCCAGTGATTGAGGTTTATCAGGCAAGAAAAAAGAAAATAATTTTGCTTACTTTGACATTGAAAAATCAACCGGATGTACGGGCTATGATGGACAAGCTGAATTCTTCGTTTAAGTTACTTTTGAAGCGAAAAATTTTTACTGGCTTGATTGGAGGGATATTAAGTCGTGAAGTAGCCGGCAGGAAGGGAAAATGGCATGTACACGCTCATGGAATTGTGATAGCTGATGACTACATAGACCAGGCTAACTTGTCGTTGATATGGCGGCAAATAACTGGCAACAGTTATATAGTTGGTTTGAGTTTGATTAGAGGTAAGAAAGGTATAATTGAAGCAATGAAATATCCATTCAAGTTCAATGATTTTGATGATGATTCTCTTGGAGAAATTTTGAGACTTAAAGGGCGGCGAATGCGCTCAACATTTGGTCAAATAAGAAAAGAAATATCGGCGCAAAAAATAAAGCAATCAGAAGAAGATTGCCTTCAAAAAAGTTTAGATTTAGAAACTTTTGTTTGTAAAAAATGTGGCTGCACTTCAGCCGAACTAAGAACAATTTTCTATAATGATAATTTAAATTTATTATGATGTCAAGAGGTGTTTATAGTGAAAATTTGTAATGTTATTTTTTTAATAAGGATTACATGATAATCTGTGAATATTGCGACGAATTGTACAACCAGACTTATTAAAAATTATTTTAAATATGCCCTGACTTCTGCCTTGGTCTAGCTTGTAATGGGTTGGGCCAGGGTATAAGTTTGGCAGGGAAGAAGTGAGGTTGAAAAATGGATGTAATGCAAGCAGTTTATTTAGTTGATCCATCAAATAATCAGATAATTGATTTACGTTTATATTTTCTTTATTTATTTGGGGCTGTTATTGGCACAGGAGCCGGAATTGTATTTTGGATAAGGTTTTTTAGAGCATGAACAGGAACGGGTTTGAAAGGGGCGTGGGCAAATGGATGCAATTCAATGGGGTTTTGCAACAGGTTTTCTTGGTGTCATGATAGTTGGTACATTGTCCTGGTCTTTGAGTTACCTTTGGTTTGTTGTTTCAAGATAAAGTAATGCCTGGCCTGGTACTAAAAAAAGAAAGGAGACTAAAAAAATGAAAATGCGTTTCTTGGCCTTGTTATCGGTTATATCCACATTCATTTTTTCGGCAGTGGCTGATGCAGCAGAGATTGATTATGGTACTCAGTTTAGCGGAGTAAAGACGGAGGCTCTTAATGGTATTTCTGCTGTTCTTCCTTTTGCTCTTGCCCTTCTCGGCGTGCTCCTTGCCATTGCAGTAGGCATGAAAATCTACAAGAAAGTGACGGGTAAATAAGATGATGTGGAAAAAGGTATTTGCAGGAATATCGGCGTTTATCATCGGTATATACTGTGCGGTAATGTCCTTTGGAAAAACAGTCATTGCCGAAGCGTATACAGGTGAGATAGATTACGGAACTCAATTCGAGGGAGTAAAGACCGAGGCTCTCAGTGGTATTACCGCTGTTCTGCCATATGTCTTGGCCTTACTGGGCGTGCTCCTTGCCATCGCCGTAGGCATGAAAATTTATCGCAAAGTTACCGGCAGCTAAAAGCTAAAAAAAGTTAAAATGCCAGGCCAGGCATTTTTTTTTAGAAAAAATTAAGGGGGCCTTTTTATGAAAAAATATATTTCAATCATAATGATAATAATTTTCATGTTTCAGTTTTACATTGAAAAACCAAAAAATGCATCTGCTATAGTACCAGCAATAATAGCTGAGGCTGGAGTGCAGCTTGCTTCTACTGCTTTAGTTGCAGCAGGTGTAACATTTCTTGCGAATAGGGATACATATATGAACGATTTAGAAGCGATTGTACATGATAGGTTTAAAGAAGGAGAAGTGGCAAATTATTTAAGGTCGGAAGGTTTTACCGAGTTAGATGTACAAAAAGAGTTAAATAAGTATTGGGCGGGTAAGTCACCATACAGGAGTGGTGTAAAAAAGGCATATTTAGTACCTGGTGCTAAAGGAGCGATTATAACAAGTGTTGTGGCTTCTATAGGTTCATCTTTGGCATGTAATTTCATAGTAGATGCAATAAATGCAACAAAATGGCCAGGTGCAACGCATATTGAAAATGGATACGATGAAATTGTTATTGATAGTAGTAATAGTAGTGGGCCGTTTGATGGTGGTGGTCATGATTATTATGATAAATCACTTATTAATTATTTAAGTGATGAAGAATTAATAAGTGGAGTAATTGTAGAAGCGCAATGGAATACAACTTATTATGGTCAAATAGATGAAAGTGATTGTTTACATAATCATGTTAGAAATGCTACTGTAGATTTATATGAGGGTGATTATTATGATGGTGGTTGGCAACAAAGAGGTTATGACGGTAATAATGACACAACAGTAAGAAATGTGTTTGAAATAAAATATGTAGGTGCTGATAATGATGTACAAATTAGAATTTATGATTTTATTTTAGAAGAATTTGTATATGTAACAACTAAACCAAGTTATTATTCACCTAAAAATTTATATGTAAGATTTGATGAGGGAATAGATTTAGTTGTAAGAAAAGTTAATTCTCCTGTAGATCCAAATTATTATGATGTAAATTATGATGTAACTGATATAGCAAAAGCTCAAACAGCGTCATCATTTACTAATGGTAGGGATTCAGTTATTCTAATACCAAATGATTTAAACGATTTAAAAGATGTTTGGCCAGAGGATATAGCAAAAGAGTATATGATTAATGAACCAGAAGTTAATATATTAAACGTTACTGATACATCTGCAAGTATATTATGGGATGCTCAACAAGTAGATGAATATGAATTATATGTAAATTATGTTTTAGAGTACCAGGGATTAAATACAAGTTATAATTTAACAAGTTTAAATCCAGATACATTTTATAATGTAAAAGTTATTTACAGGTACGGTGATAGTATAAAAGAAAAAGAAATAAATTTTAAAACACTTTCTCCAGGTAAGCAAGAATTGCCTATTATAAGCAATGTGAATGTAGCACCTGGCGCAGATAGTGCTTTAGTAACCTGGAATAGCGTAAGTGAGAAAGTATATATAGAATGTGCTGGAATAGTTAATACAGTACAAAATGTTTCGCAATATCAAATAATTAATCTATCTCCAAACATGAATTATGAAGTAAAAATATGGCAGGAAAGTGATACGGCAATATCTCCTGTTGTTAAATTTCAGTTTAGGACAAGCCAAGAGCAGGGACAGGAACCATTGCCAGCTTTGCAGGGAATAAATGTCGTATATGACCATAATTCAGCACAATTAAGTTGGCAAGCTGTGTCAAACGAAGTACATATAAAGGTTAATGGGGTTGAAAATGTAGTCCAGTACCAGAACACTTATAACTTAAATAATTTGATTCCGGATAGAACATATGAAGTATATCTTTGGCAAAAAAATGGAGAAATAGAATCATCACAAGCAAAAGTAATATTTCATACTTTAGATGAACCTGCACCTTCTGATTTGCCTGCTTTAGATGTGCAAGTGATTCCAGATGTAGATTATGTAACAGTAAAATGGAATTCGACAGAGAATGAAGTACATATCTTCATAAGTGAGACTAATCAAGAATTAGTTAAAACTGGGGTTTTTACAGATGTGATTTCTAGTTTGCAACCGGATACTACATATAATATAAAAGTATGGCAACAAACTGCTACAAGTATATCACCTAAAACAAGTATTGCAATTCGTACTTTACCTGCAAAACAATCAAAAATAAATATAGATCCGCTAAAAAATGTAGGTTTTGTTTTCACAAATAAATTTCCATTTTCTCTACCCTGGGACTTAAAGCGTTCAATAGAATCAATAACAAGCACAGAAGAATTACCACTTTTAAATATCGGTATATTTAATCCGGACGGTTCCGGGCAGCCGCTTCAAGTTGAAATGCAATGGTCAAGTATGATAACGGATTTGGCTCCAATAGTTAGGTCAGGATTCTTATTTATTTTTGTGGTTTCGTTAATTTTCGCAACGGTAAAATTATTTGGAGGTGCGACGTAAAATGGATGTAATTAGCATTTTAAACACTATAATAGAAAATTTATCTGTGGTAATAATAGCTATTTTAAATTTACTACCAAATAGTCCTTTCACTTGGGACTTGGGGGCGTTAAGTACTTACGTTGGCGTAATGAACTATTTTATACCTTTCCGGGCAATGGCAACAATCATGATGGCTTATGTAGCCGCTGTGACGGTATGGTATACAGTTAGATGGGTATTAAGGTTTGCAAAATATATTCAGTAGGAGGAAAAAACTTGAAAAAATTAAAATTGGGACAAAGTGTTGAAGTAACTGCAAAAATAGTTTACGGTATAAAAACAAGGAAAATTGAGAGAGAGATATTAGAAGATTGGAAGTCTGGATATATAGTTGGAATACGTGTTTTAAAAGAAGGATGGGCAGATTTTCAGTCTGAATGTTTAATGTTTGAACCTACGAATTTTGTAAGGGTTTATTTAGTAGCGGTTAGTTTATCTAAAACTATGTATGTGTTGCCTGGAGATATTATGATTACTGAAAGAGTGGGGAAAGTTAATCGAGTCTCGAAGATAAAAAATTAAAAAAGTGGGGAAAAAATTTTTCCAAAGGCCAGGATCGGGGGGTTGATTTTTTTAAAAGTGGGGGAAATGTTTTGCTTGAGGCCTGAAAAAAGCATACAAAGTGGGGAATTGATTTTAGAGCTGCTATTTATTTTTTAAGCAAGGTGGGGAGTAATACATAGATGATTTTTCTTTATGTCGGTAGCGTAGGATCGGGTAAATCATATCATTGTGTTGCTGATGGAATTGCAAAGATTTCAGCATGGCCAGACAGGTTTGTTGTAGCTAATTTTCCTATTAAATTTTCAAAAAACGGAAGGAAAAAAGAAAAAGAACAAAGACGCTGGATTTATCTTGATGAATTTAAGCCAAAAGATTTGATCCGTATTAGTTTTGAAAAAAAGTTTTACGGTAAAGAAGGCCATGCGCTTTTGATAATTGATGAAGCCGGACTTTGGTTTAACTCCCGTGACTGGAATGTTAAAGTAGACGAGCGGAAGGAATGGATTAAATTTTTTTCACAGTCAAGAAAGTTTGGGTATGATGTAATTCTTGTTGCCCAGGAAGAGAGAATGATAGATCGGCAAATAAGAAGCATGGCAGAATATATTGTACGTCATAAATGCTTTAATAAATTCGGATGGTTTTGCTGGCTTCCAGTGAAAATGTTTGCTTACGTCTACTTCTGGAGTTTTACAAAGTTCAGAGGGGGATTAAAAATTGGTATATTACTTCCCTGGGTTGCGGGCCGTTACGACACAATGAAAATGTTTAAAATGGACAATGAAACCTTGGAGCTTGCAAGAAAGTATGGATTTATAGAAAAAGAAAAAGAAGAAGTCACCGGCCAGGGCGGAGCTGGAGGGGCAGGGGTTCCCTCGGCGAGCCTGGCCGGTGATTAGAATTTTTATTAAATTTTAGATTTTGGATTTTTTTATCATGGAAAAGAGAATTTTCGATTTTGAAAAAGAAGAAGAAACCCGGCCGAAGGCCGGGCGCGATTTTTATATTTGATTTTTTGATTCGGTTAGCCTGCTCTTAATATTGCTGTTATTATTCCTGCTGCGGCAAGAAGTATTGCAATTACAGAAGATACAGCCCAGGATTTTGTTTTGCTTAAATCGCTTTTTAACTCTTTTATTGAAGTATTTAAATCACTTTTTATCTCTTTTACTGAAATATTTAAGTCGCTTTTCAATTCTTTTACTGAAATGTTTATGTCATCTTTTATTTCTTTTATGCTTTCTTTAAATTCCTGTCTTAAGTTGTCCTCAAGCTTATCTATTCTTTGCATGAGGTAATAAAAACCTTGGGGAAAGTCAGGAAAATCAGGTTTTAATTCCTTAGCTGTCTCATTCATTTCATCACCGTCCTTTTCTTAATTATACTTGGTTTCTTTGGAAAATCAAGTTATATTTGAAAGGAGATGGGGGGGGGAGGGCTGGCCTTGGCCGGTGTTCCCTCCCCTGGCTTTAATTTTATTGGCAGTTGACTGGGTAAAAGATAATTTATAATTTTAGATTGATATACCGTCAAAGACTTTACTTTTGTAATGCAGTGGTACGCATTTCATTAAACTTCTCAACAAAGATGGTCTTAGAAATTCGTCCATTTTGTCATATTGGAGGGCATTTTCTCTGCAACGCTCAATAAATTCTTCATTGTACGGTTCGCTACTTGCTTCTCTTTTGAAATGTTCGCTGAATGTTTCGAATGGTGCCATTATGATAGTCATTGTATCACCACCTTTCTTTATTGATTAGAAAGTGCAATTCTTTTGTATGTTTTTACCACCATCCTTTCCATTTCCTTCCTTTTAGCATTTTCCTTTTGGCCGCCTTTAATGAAAAAAAAGTGATGAGGTTGCCGCAAGTCAAGGTTGCCGCAGGCAAAAAAATTATTTTTGCTCTTGGAATTATTGCATTCATAGCAAAAAAAATTTTTTTCCTTGACTGGAGGCGTTCTCATTACTATAATTTGTCAGAAAAGGCCAAAAGGAAAAAGAAAACCGGCGTAGCTTGCGTAGCCGGTTTTTTCCAATTTTACTAGGTAACTTTTGATAGAATTTGCAATTCCTTTAGTTTGTTTTAAAATGAAATTTTTTTGTTTGGAAGCAATGGCGAAGCGTGATTGTAATTATGCAAACATACTAAATATAGTGTTTCAGAGAGCTGCCGCGGATACTAAATATAGTGTTTAGATATCTTCAGCCTGGGCCGGTGTCCTGTACTCGGTCCTGCGGCCGGCAAGCTGTCGTCAGCGACGTTCAACCTGGCCGGGCTGTCTACCAGCAAAATGCCGGTGTTTTGCTTCTAAAATGCTGTTTTAGTTATATGTTAAATCTATGTTAAATAAAGGTAATTATAGTTATTATGTAGAAAACATTCATAGAAAGGGGGTTTGTTTTTTGTGGCAGTATAAGTGTATAAGATGCGTTCACTTTTATCCGAAGGAAAAAATAGATATTGGTAATCCCATCGAGGATGTTGGTATATGTAATATAAACGAGTTCATAAGCGGAAGAAGGGAAAAGATGGATACCTTTGAACATTCGTCTGACTGTGAATTTTTTGTAATGTGTCAAAAAAGGAGAAGGGCGATTTATCAATTAGTTGGAGGTGACATAGAAAAGTATGGGTGTGCAAGATAGGGATTGGTATAGGGACTGGTGGAAAGAATTTGATAGAAAAGAGAGGGAAAAAAACAGAAGAAATTTAAATGATATTCCTTTGGATGATATGATTGGAGGGTTCAGTTCGTCCAGTTCTTTTGCTAAAGATATCTTTATTTTTTTGTTCGGGGTTATACTTGGTGTTTTAGCAACAATGAAATACTTTGATATAATTTGATTTTTTTATTGTGCTCATGACATAGATTGATTGGGGGTGACATAGGAAAACGTGGGTGTGCAGGATAGAGATTGGCATAGGGATTGGTGGAAGGAATTCAAGAAAAAAGAGAGGGAAGAAAGGCAGAAGATTATTAATAGGTCGTTAGAAAAGTTGAAATTTGATTATAATTATTATTTAGGGGATGATTCAAAATTAAATCATGACAAGGCTTTGATTAATAGAATGATTGGTACCATGAAAAATGATGAAATGATTGAGAGTTCCAGTTTTCTTGCTAGAGATATTTTTATTTTTTTGTTTGGGGTTATACTTGGTGTTTTAGCAACAATGCAGTATTTCGATATAATTTAATTTTTTTATGATAGTCATAAGAATATTTTTTGTTGACTAATTTTGATACAAATTGTAAGATATTTTTAGGTTCGATAATAAATATTTGTACTGAGAATCACCTTATAATTATGTGAGGTGATCTTGGTGAAAAAGGTTTCTGGTTTTGTAGGCAGGCCAAAATTGGATTTTGGGAAGGAGGAACTGATTTATTTGTTAAACAAATATGGTTCTCCTAGGGAGGTGGCTGAAAAGATTGGGGTTTCTCATTCCACTTTGTATCGACGCATGAGGGATTTGAAGCTTTATCGGGTAAGGAATTTTGATGTTAAAGAAGTTGAACAGTAGTATTTTGTGATTCTAAGTTTACATAATATTTAT